TAGAGAATTCAGAACCCCTCCAGGATAAAGGAGTTTCGAGACTATTCTTTATCAATATAAGACACTGTGCCTGCTCTTCCCAACTATGTTTCTTATAGTTCATTTGGAAGATGATGTTATCGTGGACTTGAAGCAATAAGTCAACGGGACTAAAGAGTTGTTGGTTATAATAGATATACAATATTCCTCTTCTATTAATAATCTCTGCAACAGTGCTTTGAGGAATGAAGGAGTAAGCACTTTTGAAGAGTTCATCACCCCATCTGTCAAGAAAAAGCCTTTTCCGTCCAAACAGATTTTCAAGTGTTCTATTCTTGGACAGTTGGTGTCTAACCCAGGCGTGGTATTGTCTGACGCCTGGATAAGCCTTGTGATATCTTTCAACAATGAACTTTGCGTCTGATTCAGGGATTTCGTATAGGAAAGCGAATGTCTTATATCCAAGGTCATAGTTGAGACCGTGGTTTGCTTTCTTTCCCCAGAACCTTTCGCTGAAGTTTCCACCTCCGATTGAACTACTTCCCGCTTCATCACTAACTTCCTCCCAAGATTTGCTGAAGATAAGACCTGCAGTTTGTTTATGAAGATCTATCTTTGTCTCAAAGGCACGAATCATATTAGGTTCAGGACTTATATATGCAACAACCCTGTTTTCAGCTTGGCTGAGGTCTATGTTGAACATCATAGTATCATCATCGGCTATGAGATACTTACGAAATTCCATAGGAAGGTTTTGCATATTAGTACCAGTACCAAAGATGGTTTCACTACTTGACAATCGCCCTGATTCAGTTCCTACTGGATTAAAGGAACATCTTAATCTGTTATCAGTATCTAGGGTTACATCAAGAAAGTGAGACTTCATATATGCTAGCGTACTAATCTCTTGAATGATTCTTGCTTCTTCATATCCCTTTCGGCTAAGCCTTTTAATAGCATTTTTATCTGCTGTAGGCTTTCCTGTTTGCCTGTTGAGATATGGTTTTTCCCCTTTGACTTTGTAAAAGTAATTCTGGACTTGTTGACTAGAACCTGGATTAATGTCATAGCCAGATATCTCCTTGAGTTGTTGTGTTAGAGTTTCTACTTTTTCCTTAACACGTTCTGATTCTATTTTCAAACCAGCAGTGTCCATCTTAATTCCACGTTCTTGAATGTATATAAGAGGCTTTACCAACTTACATTGAACCTGATATGATTCAAGGTTATTAATCATTTCAAGATCACTCTTGATACGAGGAAGAGCTTCAAGACATACAGCAGAATCCTTTGCATTGTATATCCAGAAGTCTTCCTCAGGTCCACCAATCTTGAAATGTTTCTTTCCCTCGTCTTTATAATAAGGTTCTTTGGTGTGCATAGCAGTTATAAAATCCAAGCCCTTGGGATAGTCAGGATACATAATAGCCTGACCAATCATAGTATCATCAAGAATTCCCTTTGGCTTTATTCCATACTTGCGAAACAAAAAGGTTGTGTCAAACACTATGTTCTGTCCAACCTTTATAATGTTTTCGTCTTCAATGATACTAGTTATGACTTTCCAGATTTCAATCTCTTGGTCAATGGTGAAGTAATCAGAACCCCTTGATTGGAATGGTATGCTTATAATATCATAAGGTGTTGGTGCGAAGCTGATGCAACTTACCTCTTCACGCATAACCTCAATATCAAATGCAACTATTTGTGAGTTCTTACATATTTGTAAGAATGACATACTATCCATGAATGAGGGTTGGATTTTTATACTTCTTCGAGGGAGTCTTATTTCTGGAAATTCACTTTCCTCAGCAATACGCTTTAAGTCCATACCTATTGTGTGTATTAAAGTATATTGGCGAAGAGCAGCGGCTGGGTGAATAATAGGGATTACCTTAACAGGTTTGTCTTTTATAAAGCCTTCAAGAATAGAACCCCTGCGCTTGGTTATCATTGTCTTACGACAAAGCGCCCACATAGCAGTAGCGCCAACTGCAACATATACATTTGCTTTTGTTTTTGAGAGTTCTTCATATAAGTCTTTCTCATAGCGATTGTATAATTCAGTTGGATAACCTTCTCCACCTTTGAATTGAATAAACTCTCCAATATCATTTCCTTTTGGTCGTTCTTTTATAACATTAGTAACATAGCAATCAGATCTTATTATGCCAGCGCTTGCTGCGAGTTTAAATAACAACTGACCACTTGCTCCTATAAATCCACGACCAAGTTTTTCTTCCTCAGTTCCTGGGGCTTCACCAATAAAACAGATCTTTGCATCTATAGGCCCATCAGGGTAGCAGTATTTCTTGGTGGGATTAATTAACATATGTCCTTACCTCTCTTTCTTTCTTTATCATTAATCTTCTTATATTTCTTATTAACCTCCCTGTTTACCATAGCCTTATGTTTCTTAGACATAGCAGCTATTTCTTCTTCAAGTATTTCTTTATATTCTATTTTCCTTATAAGCTTAGCCCTGAGCACTTGCGAAGGTGTTTGCATTATTAGTATCCTCCCTATATGATTTGTAAGAACCAGGTAGCGCTTCATTAACCCTAATGACATAGCCATCTTTATATGCTTCAGTCAAGTCAAACCCAAATGCTGTCATACCAAGATTGCTTGATGCAAGCAGGGTGTTACCGCTACCAAGGAAAGGAACCATAACTCTACAGCCTTCCCATGAGAATGTTTGAAGAACATCTTGAATTAATTCAACTGGTCTTTCAGTAGGATGGATTTTCTTACTACCTGAAACAGGCTTATATGTAAAGACATTACTACGACCTTGGCGTGTGATACTTGGCTGACCTTTACGCATATAGAAGAATGTTTCATAAGCGTTAGCCAACGCTGTAGCAGGATTCATAGTTTGTCCACTTGTATTTTTGTTCCATATACCAGCTATGCGACTACCCCTAAAGCCGGCGCGAATCATAGATTGATATACAACTTCAGACCAAGGCTCCTGACCATACCAACAGATTATCCAACTATTTTCGCTCATTACCCTGTAACATTCCTTGAACACACGAGTTAAAAAGTCAGGATATATTTCTGCAGCTACTTCATTATATCCCTTTGTTACGCCCTTTGTATCATCTTGCTTCTTTATATCATGAAGATTAATGCCATATGGAGGGTCAAGTTCAACTATATCAACACTATTATCAGGCACTTTTGCTACACCGTTAAAAAAGTCTTTGAGAATATAGTTGTTCATAAGGTCACTACGAAGCTTTTCACTTGGAGTGTTTGTTTGTTTATCCTTAATTCGTTTTGCAAGTTCGCTTCGTAAAAGTTCCTCACCAAGTTTCTTAACCATCTTCATAGCATCACTCTTTGTTTTCGCTTCTTTGATGGATGGAAATGCTTCCATTGCTTTTGCTAGTTTAATATCATCTGATAGGCCACCAGAAGATATACCCAATAAAGCGGCAGTGTCTCTCATTGAAACACCAGCTGCATCAGGATTTGTGCTTATTTTCTTACCGTAGATTTGTTGCTGTAATATATGGATTTCTTTGTTAAGGTTTGTTGCTTCCTGCCAAGACAGGTCTTTACGTGCTACATTTTCCATCAACTCTATCGAGCGCATTTCCATATCAGAAAGAGTATCAGGATAAACTCGAACAGGTATCTCACTAATGCCTGCCTGTAGACAGGCTTTATATCTTCTACCGCCTGCCAATAGTATGTATTCCTCATCTCCCACGCATGAGCGAACAGCGAGAGGCTGTATGATACCTTCTTTTTTAAGACTAGCTGCCAACGTGTCAAGATCGCCATAGTCATCACGAAACCTTTCTCCAAAAGTTATTTTTTCAATACTTACCACTCTAAGATCAATCATTTCTTTGCCTCCAACTGTTTAATAAGTGATTCAATCTGCTCTGGTGACATAGACGCAAAGAGAGCATCATTGCTTATAGGTTTAATTGTTTTAGAACTTGTTTTTGGTTTTGCTACTGCTGTAGTTTTTGGAGTCCTTCTACTTGTTCGTATTTCTTTAATTGCCTGCATTAGTTCTTCTTCAGACATTTCAGAAATAGACTTTTTACTTAGGTCATTCAGGTCCACTATTTTCCTCCTTTCTCAGCACATCAAGCGCTGATAGTTCCCCACTTAGAATAGCACCAAGTACTACTGTACCATGCTTTTCAACAAGGTTTAAGGTTTGGACAAACAGGACTCGCATTAGCCGACTACAAACACCCCAGGGGATGAGATTATGCATTCTCATTTGTTCCTCTGGGGTGATTAATACACTTAATCTACGCTTCATTTTTAAATTGTCCTTTGTTCAAAATTTGAACATAGGGAATGTGATAATTACTAGACCCAAAGATCTGCCATGTTACCGACTTGACTTATCACACTCCCTATGCCATGATTAACTAGACTTTGTTCTCGTCGAGTTTATGATCTCCGCACCAGTCAGTAGGAAACACAACCGGATAGCCTTCACCAACAATAGGAGCATGACGTCTGCAACGACCGCATTCTTTTGTATCCCTGGAACCCTTAATAGGTTCCTTTTCTACATAAAATCTGCAAGTCCCGCAAACCATGCCTTTATGTCTATTAGTCCAATTATCCATAGTTATTTACCTACAACGAACTTGCGAATGTTATTCTGCGTTCCGTATTCTTCAGTTTCCTTCTCATCCAGAATTGCCCAGAACGTGCAACCTTCAACTTCATTGATGTTGTTGACAGATGCAGGGTCAAGACCACAGGCTTTCAGGAAAACAAGCTGACGAGACATCTTATCATTTCTCGTCTTCATATCATCAGCTTCGGTAGGAAGCATAATAACATGGGTTACTTCCTTGGCTTTAGGTTCGTCAACTATTTCAACTCTGAGCTGAATGAACTCACCATTTCCCTTTTCAGGTTTCTGCTTCCTTACTTCAGCCTTTAAAATACGAAGCTGATATTCACCACCAGGTACACTTTTCGGCTCGAAAACATCATCAAAACTCTGTCCTAAAAAACTCATAAAATCCTCCATAAAATTTGTTAGTTGGTTAGTTAGTTAACATCTACGTTATTATCCCTTTATCTTAAGCGTCCTGCTGATTGACCTTCTCCTTGAACTATAGGAGCAGAATTTAAATATGGTTCTCTTGGTGTATCAGGAGTTGGGATTAAGGTAGTTTCATAATACTTCTTCTCCATCCCTTCAGGGTCATTGATGTAGTCAGTAAAGGCCTTGATTAAATCTTCCTTATTTGAAAAGCCTGCTATCTGACAACCTACCTGAGCAACATAACCCATTGCACCTTGTTCAATATTAATCTTTCTAATCTTCATTTTGTCACCTCCTTTTATATAGTTTTATCATCAGTATTATAGCCTGCTTTTTTCAACAGGCTTTTTATATCTTGCTTTTCATATGTCTCAAAGAGACCTCCACGACCAAGACGTGTGCGGGCTTTGTACAAGCCAGTTGCTCGTGTCAGGAAAAAGTAATTAACACCGGCACTTGTTTCCTTTGTACAGGCATAATAGATTTCATCGAATAGGATTGGAATTCGATACTTTAATTTGCCGATAAATAAAGGGCCTACGAACATCTTTCCTGATGCTTCATCCTTGTCTGTATCCTCATGGGCAATAAGGATAACATCACATGGTAGGGATGTTATATCCTTAATTGCATTTTCAAGCAATACCATTGTAGGAAGATAATCATTCTGCTGTGGCGTTCCTCCTGCACGACCTGCCTTTTTAAGGGTTACGTTCATAGCTGCTCCAGACCATGTTGTTCCAGAGTCAATGATGTAGGTTCCAATCTTGTCGAACATTCCGCCTTGTTTCAATCTATGGTATTCCCTATCCCAAGTGGCAAAGGCTGTTGGGTTTAAAGGGTCTTCGACCTCAAACCTATTGTCAACAAAGATCTTTCCTGCATCTACTTCATCACGAACTGTCTTACTCCCACCGGGGTCGAAGCTGTGTATAAGCACAGGGCCTCGGCAGGTTCTGGCGCAATTCGTCTTACCAGTTCCCATAGGGCCATATATAAGAGCATTAAACGTATTGCTACGAGCATTGTCCTTATACATGGTTTTTAGATCTGATAACTCTTTTTGGATATCAAGCGACATTTATTTCCTCCTTTCCGTTTATTTATTAAGTTTTGTACTGCTTCTATTGGACTTTCAAATTCTTTTCCTATACAGTTAGCACCATAATCTCCACTAATATCAACATAAGCATGATATAAAATAGTGTCTTTTTTACCTGAAGTATAATGGTTATACTCAAGTTCAAGAGATACATATGTATTAGGAAAAGCTTCCTTTAACATTTCCCAGGCTATTTTTTCATCTTTTTTACTTGCCATAGTTTTCTCCCATTTTATAATAAGAGTAGTTTTTTCCTTAAAGGTGATTGTGCATAACTTATAGTTGGACATGGTTCATAAAAAGTATTTGATGTAACTCCACCAGAGTCTGTAGCAAAATCATATTCTTTTTTCATACTAGGAAAAGGAACATTAACACGAGAAGTATCTTCCCAACCAGGGCCTATATCAGCATATGCGTTTGGGTCTATGTCTTCTAGTAATATTCTTGAAAAGTCACTTTTTTTAAGATACCAATATCCTTGTCTTGTTACATAATTATCACCAGCCAGAACAACAACAATAGTAGCACCAAGATACTTATTCATCTGGTCAATCCAATGACTAGGTGTTTTACCTCCAAATTCTTCTCTTGTCTTTACTAAAACTAAATAATACATTACCTTTCCTCCAGATGAAAGACGTGTTTTGCATTTGACTCTTCATCAGCAGGGTTCCACCATTCTGTTTTGAAACCCAGAGGGATTTCATCACATCTGGAAATAGGATTAGCCCATGCCATACAGAAGTCATGATACTTGCAACCAAAATACTTTGTACAATTTGTAGGATGGCAAGGAAAGGCTTCCATAACTTCATCACTTTCCTTCACATCAAACATACGCTTGGTTTCAAAGTCTATCATGTTCATAAAGTGACATACTGTCCACTGCCAACTGTTCATCATATGCAGGTTACGACGAGCAGGTACACGTTGAAACTTGTTTTCTTTCTTCTGAAAAAACACACCGTTTATTTCAACTCCCCAGACCTTCTCAGGTGGATAGAGGCAATTTAAGACATGGTTATATGTACCTGTCTGTATAGCCAAAGCCCATTGGTCTGTCCATTGGCGACTGAGCTGAGACCCAGTCTTATGTTCACGACTGAAAATCATTTTGTCTTGGGATTCAAGAACAGAATCCATTCTGAAGTGGAGAACCTTACCATCATCAACAGGGACTGTCCCAGCGATTTCAGTATAGATAGGTGTGAATCTATCTTCTTTATACTCTTCACAATATTGGACGAGAGCCTTTAAAGCATTAGCAGGGTTTTTAGGTGCATTTGCTTCATCCATGAGTTCAGGGAAAAACTTACGATAATGTTCAAAGAACTTTTTATAGGCGGCTGATATGCTATCATTCTCATAGTCATTGTTTATAAGGTGTTCCATAGCAAGATGCCATGCCTTTCCAAATTCAAGATGAATGTTTGGCGCTTCTGAACGCCAACCAAGAATGTATTCATAAAAATAAGACCGAGGACATTCTATAAATGAGTTAAGTTTTGTACTATCAATTATCTTCCAACTATCATGAGGCTGAATCATTAGTTCATGTCCTCCTTCTTCGGCAGTTCTTCTTTACCAATACAAACACGAGTAAGAATATCATTTAAAAAACTTGAATGACTTCCAACTTCAATAGTGTAGGTACTGGTATCAATAGTAAGATCATCCTCAGGTTTAAACTGAGGAAATGTCTTATACAGATATTCCCACATATCACGGTTCAGTCTTGCCTTCTGTATTGATAATTCTTTTAGTGCTATAGAAGTACCATCCATAGCTAATTGAAAATCATCAATTTTTTTCTTCACCTCAGGGTCTTCAATCTTCATCAAAATCTGTTTACCTTCCATAAGCCTTCCTCCTTGGAAATTTGAATTTAGGGTTCATTACATCTCTTAAATTATACACTCTCAGTCCTTTTTCAACAAAGAACTTTTCTTCAATATCAGCTCCATGACTAGGTCCTGGTATGCGAACTGCACAGATGTTTTTCTTCTTAAAATTATCTGCTAGGTATAGGTCATAAGTAATCCAGAATATCCAAGGCCTTGGAAATCTTTTATCCCAGAAATGTGTGAGGTGAGGAATAAAAGGAACTCCACCTTTTTCAAGAATTATATTAGCAACTTTCATAGCATGGCTTGTATGAAACTCTGGGTCTGCAGAATAAGGCCCCATAATGTAAACTATCATACGATTCTCAAGTTCCTTTGCTATATCAAATCTGGGTCTCCCTCCGTCATAGTGCTTTGACATTTCTTGCATCGAAAGTAATTTGGGTAGCAAGGGTCTCCGCACTTCTGACACAACCTTCCGTGGTCGTTCTGCTTTCGGTTCATTGCTTCTATTTCCCTCGCAGTTTCTTTTTCCTGATTTGCTTTCCATTCTGTCAGCAGTATCCGACAAGCGTTTCCGCAAGTCATTGTCTTTGGAAAGTTTCCCTTTATTTTTCTTAACAATGGTCTTCCGCACCATAAGCAACAACCCTCCTTGATATTATCTACAGGATTTTTATTATATCTATTAAAACCGGAAACCTCGGAACGTGCCTTTCTGTTAGATGTTGATACTTTATGTGCGCCGTTCTTCCTTTTAATGTATCTCTTTGTTCCCATAATACCTTCCTATTATCACGAGTTAAAAAACTACCACTTCCGACTTTGAAGGTTTCACCAATACCACTGGTGAGGATTAGAGCACCAAGAGAATTCTTAGGTTCACCATGAATGCTTATTTCTTCTTCATATCCGATGATAGTATAAAAATCATCTCTGCGTGGTTTGAACTTCATCATCATTGTAGAGCGTTTACGGACATAAGGTGCCATTGGATGTCGGAGAACAACACCCTCATAGCCATCATTAGTGAAGTATTCAAGAGCTTTCATAACATCTTCAATATCTTCACCTGCTAACGTTTCGACCTTTTTAACATTAGGTGCTTCAGTGAACTTGGTGTCGAGCCAGTTGCTTCGAACCAGCTGAGCATCACCTGTTACAACGTCAAAGACATTATAAGATATGTTCTCAAATTCAGGATGGAGATTGACAGTACGAGAAACTGTGCCATGAATTAGTTGATGTGAAGCGCCGTGATTATAGAGTTCACCATCGAGCTCAAAGTCTTTATAGCCCATTTGTTCTAGTTGGTCAACTATATGCGGAACACTTGTTATTATGTTTTCCTCACTGCTGAGAAGTGTTACCTTCCCAAATTCATCAAACTTGGCTCGGCATCTATCCCCGTCCAACTTAGGTTGGATTAGGAATTGACTGTTCCATTTGGCAAGACGTTTTTCTTCAAACGGATATGCTAACATTATTCCTGTTCTGGCCATACTATTTCCTCTCCACAATTAGGGCAGTGTTTGAACTTATGTTCAAGGAACATAATATCATACTGTTTATGATATTCTATAAACTCTTTAATTGTGATTAGTTGGACTTCATCACAAGTATTAATTTTTACTCCTATTATATGATTACATTTAGAAGCTTTCATTTGTAATTCCCCTTTGTTCAATATTTGAACATAGCGCTTATTTTTAAATAAGCAGCCGGTGGCGAGGTTTGTGACTTATCTCGCTTGCCTTTGTTTCTCCCATATACGCTACCCCAAGCGTTATAAGCACCGGCCTTGTTCTTGTTACTTTGTTTCCTTAGCCTCTACCTCCGCCGGAAACATACTATCAATAATCTTAACCAGCTGGCCTTTACGTCTTTCCATCAGTGCCAGTTCATCCAAGGAATCCAGAATAGCTTCAAAGTTCAGGTTCTGCTGTGTGCAGTATTCCTGAATACGAGCTTCCTGAGAAGCAATTCTTTCATCCATTTCAGCAACTTTCAATTCAGCCTGTTTTCTTGCTTTCATAGCACGAACAGGAGCCAGGGTTTCATTGATTTTGTCTTTGGACATTGCAAGGTATTCTTTGTAACTTAAGATTTTCATAAGATTTAATCCTCCAATAATAAAAGTTTTTTGTTCTTGTTAAGAACAAGTCTTGGTATTTCTACATCGTCCATAATTATTTGGGAAGAGTGCTTGCTATATATTCTAGAATAAGTAGGATTATATTCAAACCACTTTTTATATAAAAGATGGTCAAACAATTTATCATTTAGAATCTTATTATATTCATTTACTAAATCTGTTAACTTTTTATCTGTTGTTATTGCCATCTTAACATCTCCCTCAATTATGAACATCTGTTTTAAGTTTTAAAAATAGGGAGGCTATGTTAGTGCCTCCCTATTTCTTCTGGACGCCGGCTATTTCTTCATAGTTTTCAACTTTTCAAGCAACTGAGCCTGCGCATCAGCATCCAGGGATGCAAAGCGAGACAGCGTAGCCGCAATCGGGTCAACAATACGTTCTGCAGGTACACCCAGAACAATGGTATTGACCTTTTCGGCGATAGTTGCTTCGTCCAAACCAGCAGCTGCCCATCTGCGAATAGCAGCCTGGATTGTGATCTTGCCGGAACGCACAAAGTTGTCATAAACAACAGCTTCACCAAATTTCTCTTTGGCCGTGTCCAGGTTTCCGCCGAAGTCATAAGCCACTACAAATTCTTTGTCTTCGTCACCTTTCTTAAATGTTGCCTTGATTTCTACTGCCATACTTTCTTTCCTCCTTATAAGGTTTATCAAATTTTGAAGAACATTATTGTTCCCCTTGTTGATTTGCATAATACCACAATTCGATACAGTTGTCAACGACTAATAATTTTTTTTCTGCCTATTTTACCATTTTGCTTGTTTAATATAGTAATAACGATCTTCATTATCCATGCCTTTCCAAAGCCAGTTGCTATATAGTGTTAGGATTATAGCACAAATTACTGCAAGACCAAGAAGCCAAGGGAGTATGAAGAAGCAGAATAAAAACAGTTCAAAAATGTCTAGAGTTATTAGAAATTTTATTAAGGTTATTATGTGCATTGTTTCTCCTTTAACCATGCTACAAAGAGTTTAAAGAAGTTTTGGAGAAGGTAAGGAATATAGGTATGTTCTCTTTGTTTACAATATTCTATAAGACTAAAATCATTAAAACTTCCTATGTCTCCCTTGCTCTCCATAATCGTTACGGCTTCAAGTATGTCGTTGCCGTCAAGCAGATGTTCATTGGTTAAAACATAATAATGACATTCAATACAATATTCATATTCGCTACAAAATTCCCTATCATGTTCAAGTGCACATTTTTTATATTTCCATCCGCAGTAGTCGAAAATCAGTTTCTTGTCTTCGTTGGTCATTTTCCCTCCTTTATTTTATCCACTATTTCTTCTATTAAACATAAGACGGCAAACAGTAACTCATAAGTAGTTAATTGTTCACAAGCATCTTCTAATGTTTCAAACGCAGTCCCCTGACTTCTAAAAGAATTAATGATTACTAATAGTCTCTCGGTCATATCACTCCCTCCAATTTTGCCTGTGCTACCAGACAGCAGAAACGCTCTGCATCGGACATTAGCCAATATTCAAACGGTTCTCTTAATTCCTCTTTTCTTTCCCAAAAATCTTTCTCCCATTTAACTTTTACGAAATCCTTAAAATTAAACCAATCAACCCATGTTCCTGTTTTTAACCACCGGAATACTTTCATCATGTCGGTGTCGGTGGTGAAGGTGCGATGAAAATTCTTACCAGTGGGATAACTAAACAAACTCATTCCACATTTACATTTTGTTTTGCTTGGAAACTCATGCCAACACTCCCCTATCATTTCGGTGAGTAGCTTCTGTCGTTCTGGTGTCATTTTGTAGGTCATGGTTGTTCCTCCACTTTGACAATCTTTTGAATTTCTCTGCATACCCTTATCATTAACTTTCCGTTTGGTGTGTACGCCTTAAATACTTTAGTTTCATTCTTTGTTTCATATCCATATTCAGGGGCGTACTGTTCGTATAGTTCATGGAAAAGAGTTGCTAATTTTATTGCGTTCATACCTTCACCTCCCATTGCACACACAAGGCCTTGAGAATGGCCTCGGTGGGCGTTTCCAAAATTGAAGGTTCTTCATCTAACGAAGCCATAAACCAGATATAATTACCATTAGGAGTAATTCCGTGGTCACTCCACTTTCCCCAATCCAGCATCCCCCACAATCCCCTTTCAGGATTAACAGGGTCAATGGTGAGAGGGATACGGATAATGCTGGCATCATCTAATAATTTTGGAGTTATACAACAATGAACACTTAACTCGGTATCACTTTTCCATATAAATAAATCTCTATACTGAACGCTCCCCATTGCATTCTTGATCTTCGGCTGAAGGGCAATCAGCATTTTAAGTTCGTTTGGGTTCATGGTTGCTCCTTTTCATATTCTTGAATAGCTTCGCTTAATTCACAATCGGCGGGATATTTACAAACGATAACACCCTTCATTTTCTTCACAGCCAGCATCGCTCTCCGGCCTTTGTCGAGGCGGTGAAGAAGTTCTTTTTTAAATTTATTTTTATCGTTAACATCAGCAATACTTTTCCCTCTTGCTGAATTTACTAAATAACTAGCCAACTCTTTATCACTCAACTTATCCATGTCTTTCCTCCTTCGTCAGGTTATTTTGTAACAAATAGGGCTGCCGTCAATGTCATATCCATTTGCTTGCGACGTTCTTTTTAGCTCTTCAACCTGCTTCAGCGCAACTTTAAGACTCTCCCTGTCCTGTCCGTTGGTTACTTGCAGGTTGTCGATCTGCCTTTTCAGGTCGGCGTTCTCTGCGGTCAGGGAATCTATGGCTTTATCCTTTGTAGCATATAACCCTGAAATTCCTAATGCCGCTTCCGTAATATCAACATCATTTTTCCAACGTTGATTTTCCTCTTCCAACTTCTTAACCTTCTCGGTCAAGGTTGAGAAGCGGGAGATGATTTGCTTTTTGATATTAAATATTTCATCATCATAATCATCGGTATCGTTTGTGCCCGATACATAAGATACAGAACGTAGTTTATTGACCAATTCTTCTAAACTCATGTCTTCAGTTTTCATTTCTTCCTTTTCATTTTCTTCCTGTTCCAACTCCCCAAGCCTCTTTTCTGTTCTAGCCTTATCCTCTTCTCTTGTATCAAGTTCATTAGTATCCTTTCCCACGTTAATACCTCCTTAACAAATCACTATAAAGTGCATTCTATCTTCATATGTCTCACATTGACCAGGTTGCATATTTTTAGTTCTATAAGCACAACTCTCATCAATTTCTCTTACCACCTCACTCCAACCATTTGAAGTACCACTTGGATTTTCCCTGTTACATACTGCTAATATCTCCTCATCAGTTGCATCTTTAACAGCACAAACCTGCATACCACAGATTCCAACCATACATTTTGTTACTTTAACTCTGTTCATGTTGTCCTCCTATTCCGACATTGTAAAGTTATGTATTTCTTTAAATGTGCAGCTCCTAGCTAATGCCAAGAAGCTCTGCTCCAACTTCTCCCGTGACCAGGTTTTTATTTCCCCTTCACAATAATCACAGCGGCTGATGAAACTATTTATATAAACAGTGCCCGCCTGCCCAGTTACTTTCATAGGATGGTTTTCGCCAGTTGTGTCAAGGCAATTAACAATGTCACCTTTTTCCAACTGTCTTGGTTTTGAGAACTTTGAACCACACAGTTTACATTCATAGTTTGTGACGACAGTTGTGTAAGACTTAACAGGCCCATGAGGGACAAGTGCCGGCTTTGTTTTTGTCTTTATGCTGACAGTCATACTGCTAGTGAATTGCTTCAACTTGTCTGGGTCTGCTTCTTGTAGAGCTTTTATAAGATCTTCAATACTTGCCATTATTTTTGTTTCCTCCCTTTGCTCAAATATTGAACAGAGCAGTTATTTTATTCGTTCTTCTTTTCAAGCATAATATCCTTGCTTTGCGCAAGGGCATCTATTGTTTCTTTTAATGCAAGGTTTGTATCTGGTATTATAGGTGCTTCGCCATCCATCTTATCAATAGTGCTCCTTACAAGCGCATCAAAGTCAGCATCTGACATTTGCATATTTCCTTTTGTCTTTCTATTTAAATAACCTGCATCAAAGCCATCAGCTGTGAGGTTTTCACCTTGTAAAACGCGCTGAAGTGTACGTTTGCCCTTGCCTGATCTGTTCAAGTTTGTCAGGCCAATACTGGTCAGATAATCCCTTGCTTCCTGTGTTGTGCGTTCTTTTGTTTCACCAATAGCAAATATTGCTAGCTGTGTTATCAAATACATCAGCTCACTATTGCTATTAATAACACAGCCTTTGTCGAGCAAATACTCCGCACACGTTGCAAGGTCACGGCTATCAAGTCGGCCTTCAATAATAGCATCACGTTGTACCTGCATTGTGTTATATCTCCTCAATCGTAATCTTAATGGCCTTCGGTGGTACAGCGCCAAGAGCAGTTCTCATAACATATATAGACTGCACCGCCGCTTGTTTGTCATCTGTCTTATAGCACACGCTGTGCTTCTTCGGTTCGCTTTTTGTGAATGTGACAGTTGTTTTATTCATCTTTTTTTATTCTCCTTATGTTTATTTATTATTCTTTTTTTAACAACTTCCATTAGCATATACCTTTTGTTATTGTATAAGCCAACATAAACCCTGTTACTATACCTGCAAAGTAAATAACAACTGCAATCATTAGGCCTTCATAGACCTTATTAATATCTGTCTCATCATTGAGACTCTTCCTACTTTCAAACTTCCTAACAAATATGCTTTTTAATATCATACTATATGCACCTCTACTTTATTTCTATCCCAAAGGTTGGGATTGTCCTTTGATCTGAAGCCTTTCACAAGGGCTCCCTTCATCAGGCCTCTTTCTATTTCCAAAGAATGTATAGCCCAGAGAACTGCCTGGTCTTCTGATGCTGACACCTTATAATAAACATGGCCAGAACCTGCAAGTTGTATTTGCCTCTTAACTTTCAACACCACCACAGTAATTCTCCTTTGCAAACAATCTTGCATTTCCTCGATAGTCATAAACCACATCAACTCTTACTCCCCTATCCACACAGGCCTTCAACTCTTGCAAACCATAGCTGATATTTTCCTTTTTATGAATATATTCCTTAATACGATTATGAACTTTGACACAGGAAACCTTTTCTGTCATCTTCATATCAATATTGTAGAACTTCTTCAAATACTGCCGAGCAGCAAATATATCTATTTGCATAATACTAATCCTCCCTAAGGTCTTCCTCAAGCACCTTATTACAAGCATTGTTGCAAGTTGTTCCTTTTAATTCACACTGATTACAGAACAAGCCACGACGTGCAACAGTTGCATAGTCATAGACTGTTCTTTCCTCTTGAATATCTCCAACATTTATATCACTCATATTTCCTATCCTCCATTATTAGTATTGCCCGAAGTTCATAAACCATAGCTTGGGCTGTTTTAAGGCAAGGGTTGTTGACAAACTGAAACCACGTATCACCTTCTTCAGTACATGACTTTAAAGGACAATTAATACAGCCATCAAGGTATGCGTCATAATATATGACACACAAGGCACAACTATTTCCATAATAAGGTACACGTTCACCTGTATCTTCCCAGCTAAACCCAAAAATAATAATCCTCCCATCCTGCAAAGGCTTAACAATATCTTCCTGCCAATGCTTGATAGAATCCTCAATAGCTTTTATTCGTTGTTCTTTTGTAATAGTGTTCATAATAACCTCCATTTATTGTTTATACTAAATTCATACATCTTCTCATTCACAAACCCATCATATCACAAAACAAAATAGTTGTCAAGCAGTTTCATTTGACCAGTTTGTTCTTAATATGTTTCATAAGTATCATTCGCTCTGAGATTTTTATTATCTCTTTTAATGTAAGGCCTTGATAATCCTTATCATTTAGAACCTTTTCCTTCAGTCCTTCTCCAGTAGTACCAGTATACAAATGATTAGGATTCATACATATCTTATTATCACAGTGATGCAATACAAGTAATGAATTACCACAAGCATCAACACCAATAGGTCCTTTTGTTATCATATAAGCTATCCTATGCGCTCCTTTACGTCTAAACCTTCCATAGCCATCCTTATCTGTACAACCTGTCCACTCCCAGCAATCCATAGGACCTTTCTTACAAACATGACTCCAGAAGCTTCCAATAACATCTATCTTTTGCCTGCCCATTTATAATACCTCCCAATAACCAGCATCATAACATAAACAATGTTAGTTGTCAACTAGATAACACAATAATTTGTATGGTTAAGTGTATATTATGTATACAATGTATATATGTATATTGTGTAGTACCTGGCGTTCCTCTCTGTGTTTTTGGGATGTATGTAGTAAAACATAGTTATAAAATGTATATCAATAGGTTTTGTTTCCTTTGTTTTTCTATTTTTTTTTTTACATATATGAACATTTGACGAGGAAGGAAGCCCAGGTACTACAAGTTCTACAATTATACATTGTATACATATGCCTACAAACAGTGCTTTGTTCAATGTTTGAACATAGGGCAAATGGTGTGTTTCTATGTTTTTATCTATTGTTTGTATAGGATGTAAAGTCCTATTTGTTGTTATTTATCAAAGTATAATACGATATTTCCTTCTACATCCACACAGAGTTCTCTGAAGTCTTTATATCTAATAATAGTATTAAGTGTCATAGTGCTCACACTCTTACGAAATGTGATTACTTTCCAGTCATATTTACGTTCTTCTATGTTATAAGATGCAAACATAGCCTCTTCTGATATTATAATCTCCAATGTATCTCTGTCCATAAACACCTCCCTTTATTATATAAAGTCTTTAACAATCAAATAGGGTGGTTGTCATAGTATTGGTTTGTTAGTATTGTTTACTTTTTTAACGCTTGCAATGCTTTGATTGCCTCATCAACAGAACCGTATTGTGCAAGGATATTCTCAGCTGTTAATGGAACAGTCCTTGTCGAACGCATACCAAGTTTAGGCACCTTGTATGTTGCTCTTGCCGGCACAACAATAGTTGGATTCTTTTTATTCCGATACGTGGCCTGCCAGCTAATCACATCACTTTTGATAGCCTTTGCCATGATATCTTCCATTGTACATTCAGAATAATCCAACGTCAATTCTGTTTCCACAGCATCATCAGTATCAAATCTTTTGGTTGACGGATATCTTTTGAACGTGCCAATTCCCAGTATATCAATAACCTTTTGTGTCATGTTATCCATAATGTTCTCCCTTATAATAATAGAATAACACCATGAACAACCACCGTATTTAATTGTCAAAGAACACCAACCAATGAACATATGGACGTTCTGTCCAATGTTGAAAACATCATAACACATAATAGTAATTTGTCAAACAAACAACATGGCCATACCCATAAGGGGGAATGGTTTTTTCTCCGCGCGTAGAAGGCTTTTTTAGATAATTTATAAGTATTACTAATTGTTCATTTATGAACATGGTTGTTACTATTGTTTTTGCCTATCATTTGCAACAATATGGTGGCGAATGTTAGTTGTTTTGCGAACATGGCTATGTTCAATATTTGAACAAAGCGAGGTGGGAATATAGGCTAAACCTAATTGTTCATGTTTGTTAATTCCTTGACAAGTGGGTCGATTTATGTTATCATAGGCCATAACAGGGAGATATATTTATGGGAAGACATCAACTACCAGAAACTCACAAACAATATCAAATAGAGCAAATGTGGCAGGTCCATCATGAGATTTGCAGGCTTGCTCTTATTGGCATGAAGCAGATTGATATTGCTACTCACTTGGGTGTGAGTCCTGTTACGGTTTCCTATACATTGCGCAGTCCAATAGTAAAACGTCAACTTGAACAAATGGCAGCTGTGCGGGATATTGATGCTATTGATGTGGCAGTGGAAATTAAAAACCTAGCACCAAAGGCAGTTCGTGTTTTGGAAGACCTGCTGGATAGTGAACTCCCTGGAATCAAATACAAAGCAGCATCAGATGTTCTCGACCGTGCAGGCCATGCGGCTGTCAAGACCCTGCGAACAGAAAACATTCATGCGCACTTTACTAGTGATGAAATTGCAGATATTAAGAAGAGGGCAAAGGAAGTTGGCCTTTTGACAGATAACATATATGAGGATGCTATTGTAGTAGAAACACAAGCTTTATAATATTATAAGAAGGAGTTTATAATGAGAACTTTTGAAATTATGGGAGTTGTTGGGGTTCACACTAGATTAACTTCTACAGATACAGCACAGAGTTTACCAGCAGGTTTATTATTAGATACTACCCTTAATCTAAAAATCAAGGCAGCGACTTTTATGTTTGAAACTAATCATATACGAGTAGCTATTGGTGCTACTCCAACACAGGCAGGTATTGGATTTCTTATGGAAGAAGGGGATTCAATAAGAATAACTGGATATGCTAATCTTGCAAACTTAAAATATATTAGTGCAGCAAATGGCGTAGCTGGATATATTCAGGTTATGCCAGAATATTAAATAAAGATCTCATCATGTAGGAAACAAAAATATCCATAGATAATAAAAAATCCGAAAATGGTGACAGTAAATGAGCTTCTTTAAAATCGAAAAAACAGGGTGCGTTGTTCGTAGTGGTCTTTTGCAGGTTCGTTATGACCTGTTCTGGGATGAGACCGATGCGGAGTATTCTCTTGTTGAAGTCCCTGTTTTCCCAGACGAAGGTTATACAGGAGAAGACACCGAAGAAGCATATCAGGCCTGGTTCAAATCTCTCCCGACGCAATTAACCAATCTGGCGTTCTGCACGCGCTTTGCTTATTTTGAACCCAGTGTAACCGATGAAGAAATTGCCTTTGTTGGTGCATTAAAATTGGAATTAACAGTCAGAAATTATCCCGACATGAAAGCAGGAAATAATGTGCCCTTTAATTGGCAACCAGAATTTGAAAATCAATCTGCTCAACGTCTGGCTCAAGTTAAAGAAGTTGATTTTACAACTGTAAATAACGCTGAATTGTACAGGGTGAAGTGATGGCAGAAATTACGGTGGGCTACGAAGCAATAAACCGGGACGGTTCCACTTATTCGGGGAATTATACATACGTACAAATTGATAAGCTAGCGAATGCGAGTGGGAAAATTAATACCGTTGAAATATGGGCAAATACAAATCTTGCTGGTTGTGTTGCTGGCTTGTGTTTTGGGAGCGGCACAACATGGCAAGCAAGAAGTTATGTATCAATAGGGGCTGTTACGTCAGGAGCAAAACGCACTTATGCCGATTTGGAGCTTGACTGTGAAGAAGGGGATGTAATTGCGGCTAGCGTTTCTGGTGGGCGTTTTGAGAGAGGGACAGTCAGCGAGGCAACTATAAAATATGGTGTTGGTTCGTTATTGAATGGTGATGAATTCCAGACTACTAGCAACTATACCAGTAGTGCTATCTCTCTTTATGGAACAGGCGAAACCGTATCGGCAGGCGGCGGCGGTATCTTAGTCGGAAGCAGTGCTTTGGTCGGCGGCCAGATTTTAGTTGGTCACGGAAGTCTAATTAATTAAGAGGTTATTATGCAATATTTGGGCGATTACGCAGAAGATTACGCAACATTGAATTTTAAGTTCTCGACGCACAAAGCAGACGGAACGCCGATAACTCTATCGGGAACACCCGCAGTCAAGGTTTATAAAGCCAATGCGACTGATTCCGAAACGGCAACAGGGGTGACGCTGACGGTTGATTTTGATGGAGTGACAGGACTTAACAACGTCAAAATAGATTTAAGCGCAGACGCTTTCTATGCCACAGGAAATGATTATTCGGTAGTCATCACCACGGGGACGGTCAACGCAATATCGGTTGTCGGCACGGTGGTGGCGCATTTCTCTATTGAAAATAGATTTACGAATGTAACTAAAATCGGCGGTACGGCACAGACGGCAGGTGATGTAACGACAGTTGTAAATCTTATTGAAGACATTTTAAGAAACAAGATGACCGTAACGGATGCTACGGGTGCGGTAACTCTTTACGCTGACGATTCTTCAACATCGTTACTTACTACAACATTAAGTGATGATTCAACAACTACCACTAGAGCGAGGTTGGCGTAATGATAACTATAGATGAATTAAATAAGAAATACAAAGAGTCTAATCCAAATTGGGACTTTACAGGACTTGAGTCTTGGTTGGTAAAAAAGGGTATAGCTTATAATATTATTAATACTACTTTAAAACAGACTCTCTTAGAATTTTCACCTGATACACTACCTGATACAAATTTTATTTTTGATAACACAGTGTTATTAAAGGCGCTAATTAATAAAGGTATTGTTGATAAAGGTATAATGGAGAATTTACAGAAAGAGACTCAGGATTCACTAAAGAAAATAGATACAGATTGGTACTCTAAATCTAAATTAGAAAGAATTTGGTTAGTATTAAAAGGTGAGGATTAATGAACTATACACCATATATACTTTGGGGGTTATATACAGGTTCTAATCCAACAGCTAAAGCTAACTACTTTGTATCCTTTGGGTTATGGCAGAAGATTCCTACACTACCTAAAAAGAAAAGTAAGATATTTAGTTTCATATTTAAGAAAATAGCTAAAAAGTATTTGGGGATTAAAATATAAGGGGATTTGTCAAATGGCTAAAGATGAAGTTCACCGCAGAGCAATTGATACTGATGAGGAATGGCGATTGATACAGGAAGCAGGTGACAAACCTACTGTTATTAAAGTCGAGTGGTGGCAAGTTGTATTAGTTTTTGTAGCAATAATAGGTTATATGTTCAATCTTTTATATGTACATAATCAAAGACTTACTATAATGGAAACAAGTCAGAAGGGCGTTGAAAGTTCTTTAACAAGGATAGAGACATTGGCACAAGATACAAATACCAGTATGCATAAACATATAGAAGGAGATAGAAGATGAGTGAACTTGGAGATCTTCAACGTAAGTTTGTCCTAATGATAGCTAAGCTTATTATATATGCTTATGAACAAGGATATGAGCTAACATTTGGAGAAGGTTATGATGATGATAATACTGGACATATGAAGGGTTCTGTGCATTATGTGAGGCTTGGACAAGACCTTAACACTTTCAAAGATGGTGTTTGGATTAAGGATGGTTCTATTCATAGTATTCTTCATGACTATTGGGATACACTTGGTGGAGCAAAGAGAATTGATAAGGACTTAAACCATTATAGTATTGAATACCAAGGGAGGAGATAAGATGGCTATTAGTCTAGCAAATCTTGACATAGGTGGGTTGTTCTCAGGTATTGGAACATTAGCAAAGGATATACGTACTGCTATCACTGGTAAGGAGCCTATTAATGCTGATAAAGCAGCTGAGATTGCACTTAAACTTGAAGAGTTAGAAGGAAAAGCAAGAGACTCACAAACTGCAGTTAATCTTGCAGAAGCGGCGAATCCAAATATCTTTGTATCAGGTTGGAGACCTGCTGCAGGTTGGGTATGTGTTCTTGGTTTATTCTACGCTACCTTTCTACGACCTATGATTAGTTGGCTATCTACAATATGTGGCTTCACAGCAGTACCTCCAGTAATAGATACAGTAATATTAATGGAATTACTTTTTGGTATGTTAGGTCTTGGAGCGTTTAGATCTTACGACATGGCTAAAGGTACAAAGAAAGAAAATATATAAAATGAGTGCTGTGTTCAATATTTGAACAAAGGAAAACAAATGGAACAAGAAAACATATTAGGCCTAAACAAGGATGATACAAAATTACTGCTATCGCAGTGTTTTCTATCAACAAAGATAACTGCAAAGATTATCTTTCCTGATAGGTTTTATCTTCCATTTTCTAGTTTGCATGATACCATCTTTAAAATCCTTGATGATGATAGTATACAACTTGCCCTGATAATTGCACCTCGTGGGTTTGGGAAGACCAGCACTGTAAACCTTGCTTTTCCAGCTAAGAAAATCCTCTTTCAAGAAAAAAGGTTTATAGTTCCTATCTCCTGTACCGCTACTCAGGCCACGATGCAGGGGGAAAACCTGAAACGTGAGCTTATGACTAACAGGTTCGTCACTGGTCTATTTGGACCTATGAAGTCAGACACATTTTCTAAGGAAATGTGGGTAACAAGTACCGGTACAGCTGTTATGCCCAGAGGTGCGGGGCAACAAGTTCGAGGTATACTCTATGGTGATAGTCGTCCTGACCTTATAATAGTTGACGACCTTGAAGATGCGGAAAGTGTAAGAAGCGATGAACAGCGTGCGAAAACAAAAGCTTGGTTCTTTGAAGATGTTCTTAATAGTATTAATCGAAGTAGAAAAGATTGGAAGATAATTGTCATTGGCACCTTGTTACATGAAGATAGCCTGTTGGCAAACCTATTGGAAGACCCTGCATGGTATCATGCTCATTTGAGTATTTGCGATGATAACTTTAAAAGCAACTGGCCTGACTTCATGTCTGATGAAGATTTAAAGAAATTGGTCGAACAGTATCGTCGCATGGGACTCTTGGATTCTTTTTATAGGGAATATATGGGGGTTCCTATTGCAAAGGAATCAGCAAAGTTTCAGCAGAGTATGTTTAAAAACTATGATGAAACAGATAAGGATTTTGTTGAAGAACGAAAAGGCCTCGAGAATATGGTTATTCTTGACCCTGCTAAAACTACAACAACAACGGCGGATGATACTGCTATTGTTGGAATAGGTATTGATGTTAAAACTCCTAAGATTTATATAAGGGATATTGTCCATGGAAACTTACATCCGGAACAACAATACACCGAATGTTTTGATATGGCGGATAGAATAGGGGCAAGAGTCATAGGAATTGAAGTGACCTCTCTGAATGAGTTCATAACATATCCACTTAGAACTGAAATGATTCGGCAAAAACGATACTATGACATTGTTGAGTTGAAAGCCCGTGCATCTAAAGAAGAAAGAATAGCAGCTCTTGTTCCTTTCTACCGCCTAGGCTTTATGTATCATAATCCTAATGTTTGTGGAGTTTTGGAGAAACAACTATTATCATATCCTAGGTCTAAAAAAGACGATGTTATGGATGTAGTTGCTTATGTTGTTGAGATGCTGGAGCTTGGGGAAAGGTACTTCGTACCTGATGCTAATGATAAGGATATTGAAGATGAATATAAAGATTTGGAAGAAGAAGATTATGGAGATAGTCTTCCAAGTATGAAGAACTGGAGAGTTGCTTAATGGCGAGTTGGACTTTTGAAATAGGTGAAGCATTTCGAGGCTTGTTATCATTAACAGATATCAGTTCAAGCACTCTTGGTCTTGATGCTGATTTGGCTTCCTTTTCATTGCCTGCTAATGTCACAATTTCAGATTTTATAAAGGCCTTGCTTGATGATGCTTCTGCTAGTGATGCTAGGGTTACACTTGGTGTATCAGCAGGTAATATGCCTATTGAGTATATTGAACCTACAACTTGTACATTATCTGCATTAGAACTTGAAGGTAATATTGTTAATAACTATGGTCAAACTGACCATGCTATATATTGGCTTCCAGTAGCATCTGCAGGTCAGAAGGTAGATATAGTTTGTGGTTCTGCAGTTGCTGGAAAATATCTATATATTGTTCCAGTTACAAATACTGAAAAGGTTTATCTTAATGGAACTGAAGGTGATGCAGGTGAAGGTATTGCCTGTGTTCCTGTTTGTGGGAATAGACTTGAAATTATTTCCTTTAAAACATCATCAAGTACTTGGGACTGGCTTGTTGTTACTGAAGTTGGAACCTGGCTTCCAACAACTGGGTTTGTTAATAGTTATCGTTATACAACTGATGGAAACAAACGTGTTGTTTCAACTGGCGAAAATAGAATAACTGCTTAGGAGTTTAAAATGGCTGACGTAAAGATAAGTGATTTATCGGCGAGTACTACACCTGCTGACAGTGATATTTTTGAAATGGAAGTTAGTGGTGTTAGTAAGAAGGTTACACTACAGAGTGTTATTAAGAAGGGAACAAATAGAATCACAACAATAACAAGTCATGCGACTCCTACTATTAATACAGATAACTGTGACTTTGTTACAGTAACAGCACAGGCTGAAGCGATAACAAGTATGACAACAAATTTGTCTGGGACGCCAACTAACTTTCAGAAACTTATTATCCGTATAAAGGATGATGGAACTGCACGCGCGATTAGTTGGGGAGCAAGTTTTGAAGCAAAGGGAATTGCATTGCCGACTACTACAGTTGCTAGCAAGGTTTTAACAGTTGGTTTCTTATATGACACAGTAACAAGCAAATGGGGCTGTGTAGCAGCTCTAAATGAGGTATAATGAGTACTTTAACATTAAGACCAAATAGTGATAGTACTATTGAACAAAGTTTATCATCTGGTTCAGATGCTTATGCTTTGGTTGATGAAGCAACTTTAAGTGATAGTGATTATTGCTATACAACAGGTTCAACTTATAAACTTAATTTATATGGCTTCCCTGACCATACGACTCAAGATGGTGTTATTAGTAGTGTTACATTATATGGAGTGATTGCTTCTTCTAATTCTTACACTGGTAAGTATAAGATGGCCGTTAAGATAGGTAGTACAGTATACTATACTACTGAAGATATTGCAGAAGAAAATCCTGGGGAGCTGGAAATTGAGATTTGGACAACTAATCCATCTACTGGTGTTGCTTGGACTTGGTCAGATATTGATGCTTTACTTGCAGGTTGTTCTTTAAAGAATGGTAGTTATTGGTTAAGGAATTATCAATTCTTTGTGATTGTGACATATGTTTCAGTTCCTACTATAACAACACAAGCTTGTTCTCTTGTAAAGACGACATCTGCTACTTTTAATGGAACTATATCTGCGACACCAGATGCTAATGTAACCCAACGAGGTTTTGTTTATATGTTAGGGAATAGTGGAGACCCTACTATTGGAGGTGCAGGTTGTACTGATGTACATGAGCATGGAAGTTGGGGAGCTAGCACGTTTTATCAAGATGTAACAGGTCTTACTGAAAATGCAGACTATCGTGTTCGTGCTTATGGAATAAATTCTAGTGGGACTTCTTATGGAGCCACTGTTGATATGAAAACTATTGGAGCTGGATTCTTTTTAGTATTTTAAAGGAGATTAAAATGCCTACAATTTTAGACCCAAATGCACAAGGAAGGTTATTTGCTTATACTGAAGATGCTGGATATAAGTATCCTCAGGGACTTGACCTAAGGCCAGCAAGTCAGGAGCATGGTAGGCTTCTTAAAGAGGTATATATAAGAGCACTTGAAAGTAGTAGGGAAATAAGCAAACGCTATGACTCATGGAAGAAGGTTGACCAAACCCTTACAGCATATGTTAAGCTTGATGAAAGTGAGAAGAATGTTAAAGACAAAGACCAGCGGACGCCAGTTTCTATTGTTGTACCTTATTCTTATGCAACTCTTGAAACAATCCTAACATATTTTGTAACTGCTTTTCTTGAAGACCCTATTTTTAAATACCAAGGTTCAGGCCCTGAAGATATTATTGGAGCTATTTTGCTTGAAAAGGTTATTGAACAGCAAACTATACAATTCAAAACTGCATTAAACCTTCATACTATGTTCCGCGATTCACTTTCATATGGTATGGGAGTTGTTACACCTACTTGGGACAGGAAATGGGGATGGAAGGCTATTGTTCAGGACACAGGTTTTATGTCTTCCTTGCTGGGAAGGTTTATGAGTACTGGAAAGGTAAGGGGAAGAGAAGAAACAATACTGTTTGAAGGTAACAGATTGAAGAATATTGACCCTTATCGTTATCTTCCAGACCCGAATGTACCTATTCATGATGTTCAGCAGGGGGAATATGTAGGTTGGATTGAGCAGACCAATTATATGAAGCTTCTTGAATTGGAAAAGAACGACAGTGATGTCTTTAATGTGAAATATCTTAAGGGAATTGGAGCTGCTGGGCGTTCTCAATTTAATAAGAGCAAGGCTGACAGTGGTCGGAGTGATAAGTTTGGGACAAATAGTCAGTTTGGCTCAGACACAGCGACAAATCCTATTGATGTTGTCTGGATGTATTGGACACTGATACCAAAAGACCAGAAGTTGGGAACAAGTGAGTATCCTGAAAAGTGGCTTATTGGTATGGCAGCTGATAAGGTTCTTATTTGTGCAAAACCCTTGGCTCTCAACCATAATATGTATCCAGTTGCGGTTTGTGCTCCTGATTTTGATGGTTATAGTTCAACACCAGTTAGCCGGCTTGAACTTATGTATGGTATGCAGAATGCCCTCGACTGGTTGTTTAATAGTCACATGACTAATGTAAGAAAAGCCATCAACGATATGTTGATAGTTGACCCAAGTCTTATAAACATGGCAGATTTGCAAGACCCGAAGCCTGGAAAACTTATTCGTATGCGTAGGTCTGCATGGGGAAGAGGTGTTGATGCTGCGGTTAAACAACTGCAAGTTAATGATATTACAAGAAGTCACATAGGTGATGCAGCTTCTGTTATTGAATATATGCAACGAACAAGTGCTGCTACGGACAGTGTAAGTGGTATGATTCGTAAGACTGGTGAAAGAGTAACAGCGCAAGAGGATAAAAGCACCAGACAGAGTGCACTTTCAAGACTTACAAAAGCCGCAAAGATTGCAAGTCTTCAGGCTATGCAAGACATAGGTTATATGTTCGCTGTACATACGCAACAGTTGATGAGTAAGGACCTATATATCAAAGCCAGTGGAACTTGGGCTGATGTTTTGAGACAGGAATATGGAGAACAAAGTAGGATTAATGTAACGCCTTTTGATATTATAATAGACTATGATGTTGTTTGTAAGGATGGCTCAACAGCAGTTGGTGGTGATACTGAAGGTTGGATTGAGGTGTTTCGCATTATGACTCAGCAACCTCAGTTATATCAAAACTTCGATATGGTTCGTATATTTAAGCATATTGCAAGAATCATGGGAGCTAAGGATATTAATGAGTTTGTCCTGCGGTCAGGTCCTGTTCCAGCTGTTAATATGAGTACACAGAGTACGCCAAGTATAGAGAATCAAGTACAACAAGGGAACATGGTTCCTATAGAACAATATCCTGGAGGATAAGATGTATAAGAGTGATTATGATGCTTTTGTAAGTAATCCAGTATGGAAAGAAATTGTTTCTGATATTAAGGAAACAATAGTAGGTCTCTACAGTGACATTCGTGAACTAGACCCACATATGGAACCTACTGCATTGGCGAGGCAACAAGGAAGGTTGGCAATGGCTGAGTTTATGTTAGCACTCCCAGATGACATACTCAGGGAAATTAACACAAAACTGGAGGAGAAAACGGAGGAAGAAAATGAAGGATGAAAATGGTAATGAGATTGTTGAAGTAAATGAAGGACAGCAGACAGAGATTAATGATATTATAGAAAACTTTATTCCGCCTGTTCCGGCTGTAGAAGAACCGGTTACTCCGGTTGAACCTGTAATACCTAACAATGGAGATATTAAAGATGGCGAAGAAGGGAAAGAACAACAGGCGCAAGCGACAAGTGGACAAGAGCAAGTTATCGAACCAGTTGAAAAAGGGAAAGCGCCAGTAGAACCTATTACTCCGGTTACACCAGTGGAACCTGTGACTCCAGTTGCGCCAGTAGTTGAGAAAACACCTCTGGAAATTGCACAGGAAGAGATTGCAACACTGAGAGCTCATATGGAAGAAATGGCTGGTAAGGTTGTCGCACCTCCTCCCGCAAAGCCATTGACGCCTGAAGAACAGCAAGCAAGACAAGCTGAAGATGCAAAGAAGGCAAAGCAAGTTCTGCCTTTTCTTGCTAGCAATGATATCTTTGATGATGTGATGAAGGATGTTAATAACTTCAATGCACTGTTGACAAGTGTGGTGAACACTGCAGTTGAACGAAGTCTTCGTCTTATGCCTCAGGTTGCAGGGACGTTGTATGAACAGAGAACCACACTGGGAAATGCAGTCAGTAGTTTTTATAAAGACAATGCGGACTTAGAACCGCATAAGAAATATGTTGGCTTTGTTGCTAATGAAGTATCCGCTCAGCATCCTGATTGGGGCTTAAAAGAGATCTTACAGGAAACTGAAAAAGAAGTTAGGAATCGTTTAAAGATTGCTAGGGTTACTACTCCTGTAACCCCTAGTCAGCCTGTAACACCGCAGAATGGTAATATTCGTACTGTACAAACGAATCCTGGTTTTGTCCCTGGCGGAGGGGGAGGAAGAAAGGGAGGTCCTGCTTCAGCTGATGGTAATTTAACTGGACAGGAGAAACAGATAATGGATATCTTATAACCATCGTGACTTTGTTCAAATTTTGAACAAAGGGGACAAAGGAGGTTAACGATGAGTATTGATAGAGCAATTTATAACTTTATAAGGCGTGGTAAGATGCCTTTTATGCAAGGGTCTATTGGCAGTGGTCCTATTAGCATTGACTCAAGTGGAGCAATGGTGAAGACTGGTGTTGGTAGAGAATTCTTTGTTGCTGGTAACTGGGGTTCTGATACTAATGATGGCTCAAGTTGGGATAAGGCATTTTTGACATTGGCAGCTGCTATCACGGCAAACAATGCAGATGTAGCGGCTGATAAGTATGGTTGGGCAACTCGCAATCGTATTTATCTGAGTGCTGACCCTACTACTGAAAGTCTTACTGAATTCCCTGCAAAGTGTGATGTTATTGGAGTTGGTTCATGTGATGCTTATCATATGCCTACAATTAAAGGCCGTCATGCTTCTACAGCTGAGCATCTTGGTTGCAGATGGTTTAATATTAGATTTAGACCTGAAGCAAATGGAGATGTCTTTACTTTATCAGCATATGATAATGGTATGGGATTCTATGGTTGTCAGGGAGTTGGTGTTGAAAGTGGAATTACTACATCAAACTTTATTGTAACAGCAGCTTGTGAGTTACTAACTGTTATGGACTGTGATCTGGATGGTGCTTTTGCAAATGAGGTTATCTATATTGGAACTGGTAATGCATCTGGTTTGAAGATTATAGGTAATCGTATCCGTGAAGGTGCTGGGGATGGTATCTATATTAAGACTGATGCAACATTCTCCGGTGTAAATGGAGCAGGTCTTATTGATAAGAATGTTATCCATACGGCAGCTGTTACTATCAACGATGTTTCTCAGAAGTGCCTTGTTACCAGAAACCGTTGTATTTCTGATGCGGCATCTGGAACTGGTGGAGTTGGTGCCTTTGTAGCAAATACAAAGCTTTGTAGTGATAACCAGATTACTGCGGCTGGTATAACATTTATGTATCCCTTGGCTTTCGATGCTGATGGTACAACCTAATTAATGGGAGGATTTGAAAGATGAGTGAACCGAAAGTGATAAGAGATCTTCGTGTGATTAACTATGGTACGCCGTGTGCGGCTGAAGCTGATAATGTAGCCGCAAGTCAGGATATTGATGATGTGACTGGTTATGCAGGTACAACTGAGACTGATAATACCTTAACATTAGCCGCTATTGCAGCTCGCCTGGAGTCTCCGCGAAACGTAGTTATTACAGTAACTGCAGGTGGTGGACTCACAGCTGCTAAATTTGCTGTATATGGTCTGGGTATTAAAGGTGAACCTGTTCGTGAGGAGTTTACCTATGTAACGTCAGCTGCTGCAATAACCGGCAATGTGCCTTTTGTAACTGTTGACCGTATCAGTGTTTGGGGTGTGACAGGTACACTCACAACTGATGATGTTGTTACAGTTGGTGTTGGCGCTAAACTTGGCCTTCCTATGGGTTCTGATTGTGAGTTGGAAAACGTGGTCAGGGAATGGTCTAACAATGTTGATCTTGCTATTGACCCGACCAAGATCAATCGCACCTATGGTACGTATGAGGCTACTCTCAACACGCCCTGTGAACTGTGGTATGTTGTTAAGAGAACATTGAAATATTAACTTCAGTCTGAATCTAAGGAGGATTTAAGATGGGTGGATTTTTAGGAATGCGTGGAAGCGGTGATTGGGCTGTAGATCAGAGGCCTAAGAATTGGAGAGAAACTATCCTGTTTCTTTATCCGAATGGAAGTATGCCTCTTACGGCTATTATGAGTAAGATGAAGTCTGAAAAGACTGATGATGCTCAGTACTATTGGTGGACGAAGTTGTTGCCTACTCAGGCTGCAACGGTGACTGGTGTTTATACGGATTCAGTTCTAACAACGGCCTATGTGAGTGGTGCAGTTGCAGGCGCTGTTCTTTATATTAAAATGGCAGCTGCAGACTTGATTCATTTCAGAGCTGGTCATACGGTTCTGCTTCGTGATGCATCTGACTTTACAGTTGATGTAGTGGCGAAGGTTACTAACATCGCAAGTAATGGTGTTAATTCTTTTATCACAGTTCAGCTGTTGGAAGCGGATGATAACAGTGGTTATGGCAACGACCTGTCTAATTGTGATAGGGTTATGGTTATTGGTTCTGTTAATGCTGAGGGTGCGGCAATGCCCACTGGCGTTTCGTATGACCCGGATAAACTGTATAACTATACGCAAATCTTCCGGACTCCGTTGAGTATCACTCGTACGGCACGGAAGACTAAGTTAAGAACTGGTGATGCGTATAAGGAAATGAAACGTGAAGCGCTGGAACTCCACGGAATTGAGATGGAGAAAGCCTTCTTGTTTGGTATTCCTTATGAAGGCACTGGAAGCAATGGTAAGCCTGAACGTACTACTGAGGGCTTAATTACTAATATCAGAACCAATGTTCCTACGAACGTTTCTGACTTTCAGTTGAATACTACCTATCATGGTAAAAACTGGTTAGATGATGGAGGTGGGGAGACCTTCCTGAATGCTTACCTTGAGCAGGTATTCCGCTATGGTCGCCAGGAAAAGTTGGCTGTTTGTGGTACTGGTGCGTTGTTAGGTATAAACGCATTGGCTCAGGCAAATGGTCACTTTACCATGACTTCGGCAACGAAGGCTTATGGGATTAACGTAACTGAATGGATTACGCCTATGGGTACGATTTATCTGAAAACCCATCCGCTGTTTAATATTGAGTCTACATTACGTAACTCCATGATGATCTTTGAGCCTGAGAATTGCGTATATCGCTACATTGACGATACGCAGTTCTTTGCTGAAGGCGATGCGAAGCAGGCAGCCCCTGGTACGAATGGTGGAAGGATTGATGGTTCTCAGGAGGAGTTCTTGACTGAGGCTGGTCTGGAATATCATCATCCCTACACAGCAGCGTTTCTTAATGGTATTGGCCTTAACCATACCGCATAAGCCGTAGTTTCCTCCAGTAGCGGCGGGTATAGGGAGGACTGGGAATAACAAATATTCCCACCTCCCTATGCTCAAAAATTGAACAAAGGGGACTGTTATGGATTACTATTTAATCAGAAAGAAATTCTGCGAATTGTCAGGGAGATATGACCTTATGAATGTTGACTATACTGACAATGGAGCTGATTTCTTTATAAATGCTGGACAGCAACGTCTAGACAGAATGCAGAGTTCTGGAAATATGCAGGCGAAGTATATACAGAAAGTAGCTGCTGGGACAATAAAAGTATATGTTGCAGGCCTTAGAGCAGTATATAAAGTATGGGCAGGAAATACAACTGATGGACTTGTGGAGTTAAGTAAAGCTGATAATATACAATACCTTCGACAAATATACCAAGAACAATTAAGTGGTGTAGATCAGGGAACACCTGTTTGGTATGCACCTGCCATTTTTAGACCTTTCCCTGATTCGTCAACAACTACATCTTTATTAGGTTATTA